ACCGTAACCAAGCGAAGATTGTGTTCGAGGATACGAAGAAGATGATTCGCAACTCGGAGCTTGCCGAGCATGTGAAGATTTACCGTGACTCACTGTATGTGCCTGCGACGGGTAACGTGTATCGGGCGTTGTCGGCTGATGCGCCACGACACGAAGGGTTGTCTCCGACGCTCGTTTTGTTTGATGAGTTGCACGCGCAACCCAATCGTCGTCTTTTTGATGTGATGTCGTTGGCTCAGGGTGCCCGAGGTAAGCAGGCCACGCTGATAGCGATTACTACTGCCGGTGTGAAGACGGAATCGCAAACAGGTAAGGACAGTATCGCTTACACGTTGTACAACTACGGCAAGCGCATCATTTCCGGTGAGGAAAAGGACGACACGTTCTATATGTGCTGGTATGAGGCGGATATGGAAGCCGATCACAAGCTTGAGTCAACTTGGAAAGCTGCTAACCCCGGTTTTGATGACATTGTGGCTAAAAGTGACTTCGAGTCGGCGGTAAAACGTACACCGGAGGCCGAGTTTCGTACAAAACGGTGCAATCAGTGGGTTTCGGCGCAACAAGCATGGCTTCCGACGGGTTCTTGGGGAAAACTGACCGAAAATGTGGACATAGAACCCGATGAGGACTATGTTTTGGGTTTTGACGGGTCTTACGCGAACGACTCCACCGCTATTTGCGCTGTAACTGTCCCAAAAGACGGTGAAAAGCCAAAAGTGAAGCTTGTCAAGGTGTGGGAGAAGGATTTTGAGCGTGATGATGACACTTGGCGTGTAAATATCGAAGAAGTGAAGCAAACAATCATCGAATATGTGCAAAAGAACCCTTTATGTCGTGAAATAGCGTGTGATCCGTACCGTTGGGCGTCAATGATGCAGGATTTGGACGAAATGGACTTCCCAATCGTCGAATATAAAACGAACTTATTGAATTTGATGATTCCGGCGACTCAGAAGGTATTTGAGGCGGTCACTGAGGAGCGTTTGGTGCATGACGGCAACCCGGTTCTGTCTCGGCACATTGACAACTGTGTTATCAAGATGGATCATCGTGGTCAGAGGGTCACGAAGGAGTCTGCAACGTCACGGAAGAAGATTGACGCCGCGATTGCGTTCATTATCGCCTATGACCGAGCAACAGCAAGTAGAATAGATGAAGGAGTGCCGGAGTTTTTCTTCTAAGGACATTATGTTAGTAAATGGGTTGCAAATCGGGGGCGCTGTCGCCATTAGTGTCGGTGTCGCTTTTATTTTCCCACCAGCAGGACTTATTGTTGCCGGTGCGTTCGCGGTGTTGTTCGGTTTGAGTTTGGAGCGTAAGTAATGCTTGGTGATTTGTTTTACGGTAGCGATGAGGAACGCGCCCTTTCTTTTCAGACTATTTGGGGGTCTGGTGACTTCCTTGAGTTGGAGAACGAGTCTGGGACTGTTGTAAACCAGGAGACTGCTTTCCAGGTCAACGCAATCTTCTCCGCTGTCAGCCTCATCAGCGACACAATCTCCACATTGCCGGTGGATTCTTACATTCGGTTGGATGGTCGCCGCAGCGCTTTTCGTCCCCGACCCGCCTGGGTGACTCAACCTGACGTTGACACCACTAAGGAAGCTTTCTACGGTGCCGTGATTGTGTCAATGCTGTTGGACGGTAATGCTTTCATTCGCGTGTATAGCAACCGTCGCGGTGAAATCAATAACCTTGTTGTGTTGAACCCGTTGGATGTGACGATTCGCCGTAACGGTGTTGGTCGTGTCATGTACGAAGTGAAGAACGAGTCACGGATGATTTCTGCTGACAATATGATTCACATTCCTGACGTGGTGCGTCCTGGTGCTATCCGTGGTGTGTCCCGTGTTGAGGCTCTCAAGGAAGACTTTGGTCTCGCCATCGCACTCCGTAACTATGCTGCCCGTTTCTTTGGTGCTGGTGCCACCACTCAGGGCATTATCGAGTACCCGAACAAGTTGACCGCTGAGCAAGCCAAGAACCTGCAAGAAGGTTTCGACGCACGCCACAAGGGTTGGAAGCGTGCCCACCGCACCGGTATTCTCTCCGGCGGTGCCACCTACAAACCCACCTCGGTTGGTAACGATCAGGCACAGTTCATTGACTCGCGCCGTATGGCTGTCGAGGATGTTGCTAGGGCTTTCAATGTGCCACCGCACCTGCTCGGTCTTCCCGGCACAAACACTTACGCCTCTGTGGAGCAAAACAACCTGGCATGGGTTATCCACTGTCTGCGACCTATCGTGCAGAAGCTTGAGTCGGCGTTTTCGCCTCTCATGGCACGTTACCAGGGTGGAGAGACCGCGTTTATCAAGTTCAACCTTGACGGTCTGCTTCGCGCAGACATCAACTCCCGCATGACCGCATACAGCACCGGTCTTCTGTCCGGCTTCCTCACCATCAACGATGTGCGACGCCTTGAAGACCTACAGGCGATTGATGACCCGTCGGCTGACACGGTTAGGGTGCCCTTAGCTAACGTGAACGTTGCTGCTGCGACGTTGAAGGAAGAAACTGAGAAGGTGGATATGGCTCAGCGTCTTATCCAGGTTGGTTTCGATCCTGCGGATGTTTTGGACAAACTCGGTCTACCGGCTATGGAGCACACTGGTTTGCCGTCTGTGCAGTTGCAACCTACGGCGCAGATTGACCCGGAGGACCCTAACTCGGAGTACGTTGTCGAATAATGCCTCTCTACACAAATAACGTCACGTTGGGTACTGCCGTCCAAATGGTTGTACCGCCCAGGCCTATGGGTCAGGAGGTGCATTTGCACAACATGACTAAAAGCTCGAACGAATATATTTACGTTGGGCCGTCCAACATCAATCTGACTAATAGTATTCATATTGATCCAGGACAGAACATGAAAATTACACTCGGTCCTGGTGACGACCTGTACGCTTTCTCTGACCCGGACGGATTGGAGCTTGGAATTTTGGCGGTGATTCAGGACTAATGCCTTATTACATTACTGATTCCGCTGAGGGTTGTTCTGGGTGGGCAACGATTAAAGAAGACGGCGAAGTGATGGGTTGCCACGCCACGAAGGATGACGCCATCGATCAGGCGCTTGCGATTGCCGCACAGGAAGATTCTGAGTTCTTGGGCGAGCGTGCAATGCCGGGTACTTTGAAGCCTGGTGATTTTGTTTCCTGGAAGGAGCATGGTCAAACTTTCCAGGGCCGTATCCGTGAGGTTGTGTCTGCTGGCAGTGTGGACATTCCTGGTTCTGGTGTGCAGATTGATGGCACTTTCTTTGACCCTGCCGCGTTGGTGCAAATGTACGAACAGGTTGACGGTCAGTGGGTTGAGGCTTCCACGTTCCTTGGTTTGAAGTTCTCACAACTCAGTGGTATCAGCGCCCTGGTGGATGATGAGATGCCTGAGTTTACTTTTGAAGAAGATTTGTTGGATGATGAACCGGAAGAACCTGCTGGCGAGGAGGAGAACCGTGAGGTGAACCTTAACCCTCCGGCTTACATGCGTGCCGCAGCTCGTCAAGGTTTGAAGTATCACGAGGAAGGTTACTCGGGTGATGGGCTTGTGGAGCGCACTGTGCGTGAAGCGAGAGCTATGGCTGAAGGTAATGTTACCGCCGACAAGTGGGTGCGGATTGCTGCGTGGATTGCACGCCATATGGACGATCTTGATTCCCCAGCAGCTAACCCCGGTAATGAAGATTATCCGTCCGCCGGTGTGGTCGCACATTTGTTGTGGGGTTCTGGACCGTCGAAACGCGCCGCAACCCGAGCTATGGAATATGCTGAGGGCGTCGTTGCTAGACTTGAAGAAGAAAATCGTGGGCTTGTGAACGTGGAGGCTAAAGAGATGGCGAAGATTGAAACACGGACTAACTCTACTGAGTTTGAGGTCCGTGAGCTTGACGGTGGCGGTATGACCTTCAGTGGTTATGCAGCAGTGTTCAACGCACCAAGCGAACCGTTGCCGTTCACGGAGCGTATCGCGCCTGGTGCTTTCAAGCGTTCGTTGCAGTCCCGCAATGACATTAAACTGTTGTGGAATCACGAGTCCGGCACTGTTCTGGGTTCTACCCGCGCAGGGACACTCCGTTTGGAGGAAGACAACGTTGGTTTGCGTGTGTCCGCTGATCTGCCTGACACTCAGGCTGGGCGTGACGCCGCGTACCTGATCAAGCGTGGCGATGTTGACGCGATGAGTTTTGGTTTCTCTGTCCCGAAGGGTGGGGACGAGTGGGTGTCCGCTGATGAGCGTGTTCTCAACTCGGTCCGTCTTTTCGAGACGAGTATAGTTGCGTTTCCCGCTTACGCGCAGACTGCTGGTTCTACCGCTGTTCGTGGTTTGGACAAGATTGCTAAGCGTGCCAATGTGGATGCTGATGCGCTTGCGGACGCCATGCTGAAGATTGAATCTGGTTTGGATTTGTCAGATGATGAGGCGAGCTTGTTGACTCAGGTTGTTGACACACTGTCCCCGAAGGCTGAGGAGCCTGTTGAGGAGACTAAGGATGACGACATTGACCCGTCTATGCTTGCATTGAAGTACAAGAAACTCGAACAACTTCTGAAGGGGATTTAGTTATGGCTACTAAGGCTGAAATCGAGAAGGTAATCTTGGATGTTGCGGGCAATCCCGAGTCCGGTCCCGTCAGGCAACTTGCTGACGCTTGGGCTGACGCGATTGTCGCCATTGATGCTCCTGCGCCTGCGCCGAAAGTTGAGCGTGAGGACGTAGAACCGATCAAAGAAACCCGAGTCTTTAAGGCCGCAGAGAAGCGGTAGCGGGTTTCCCCTCCCGTTCCCCCTTTCCGGGAGGGTCTTTTGTCCCCAAGTGTGATTACTGGGGTAAAATTAATGTATCGGTTGAGTGTTAGCACCGCCGTGTGAAAGTCTGCGTCAGCGCGACTGTATTTGTAATCACACTATAAGGAGACAAAATTGTCTGAGTTCGTAAAGTCTCAGCAAGAACTCCGCGCAAACCTTACTGCCCAGATTCAGGAATCCCTGGACAAGGCAGAAGAGCGTGGCGGTCTTGACCAGGAGACTCTAAACAAGGTGAACGCTCTTGAAGCTGACATCCGCGCCGCTGATGAGGCGATTGCTGTTGCACAGCGTCAGGAAGAGCGTAAGTCCGAGGCTGCTGAGGCTTCACGCGGTTATGTGCCCTCTGAAGAGGCTCGTAGCGAGGGTGACGTTCTTCGCGCCATTGGTATGGGAGAAATGCGTTCGCACACGTTCGAGAAGCGTGCGCTCGTTACCTCCAGCAACACTGTTCCTGTTTCGTTCTACGACCAGGTTTTCCAGGTTGCACGTCTCGTTGGTCCCATGCTGGACACCTCCGAGATTTTCAACACCACTTCCGGTGAGGACATCACTGTTCCGACCCTGACCGCGTACAGCACTGCTGCACTGGTCACTGAAGGTTCGGCTATTGCTGAGTCCGACCCCACCTTCTCAAGCATCACGCTTGGAGCCTACAAATATAGCTTCCTCATCGGAGTCAGTAACGAACTGATCGCTGATGCCGGATTTAATTTGGAGGCACTCCTCGCTGAGCAGGCTGGTAACGCTATCGGTTACACGGTCAACTCCGTCCTCACCACTGGTGACGGATCGAGCAAGCCTAACGGTATCGTGACCGCTGCTGGTTCTGGTATCACTGGTGGAACCGCCGTTTCCGGTGCGTTCACCGCTGACAACCTCATCGACCTGGCTTACAGCCTTGACGGTGCAGCTCGTCGCCTGCCTGGTGTTGCTTACATGGCTAACACTTCTTCGCTC